ATATATAATAATACTTCAATATATACAAATATATATTTTAATTTTTGATATAAAATTTATTAATATTTAATTATTAATAAATAAAAACCTGTTATATTAATATTATATAACAGGTTTTATAAAAATACGCATTATTTAAAATTAGCCACATCTAGAGTAACCACATGATTGGCATGTTAAACATCCTTCTTGATAAACTAATGTTTCTTGTCCGCAACTTGGGCATTTTTTCCCATCTACAATAGTTCCATCGGGTATATATTTTTTTAATGCTCGTTTTACACCATCTTGCCATGAATTAATAGAGTCACTGTTTAATTGTAGACTAGATACAAGTTTGATTACTTGTTCTATAGGCATTCCATAACGCAATACTCCTGATATTAATTTTGCATAATTCCAAAACTCTGGATTAAATTTATATGATAAACCTTCTATGGTTGTTTTATACCCATATTTATTAACAAATTGAAAATCATATCTCTTTTCATTATTTTCATTAAAATTTTCTATAATCGTTCCATTTGTTATATTCTTAGGTAATGGAATGCCTTCATCATCAGCTAATCCAGTAAATATCTCATATGGCTTACCATTTAACAAACCAACAAAAGCAATCCATTTTTCTTTATTATTTTGAAATCTTACTACATCACAAGATAATTCTTTTGGTCTTTTAATAATATTATTTTTTATCTCATTATTTTTTGTTTCATCATTTTTTTCATCTTGTGCTTTTTCAATTTTTTCTTGACTTGCGGTAACTAATACACCTGAACGAGATCCATCCCGATAAACTGTACACCCCTTACATCCAGTTTTCCACGCTTCCACATATAATTTTCCAACTAATTCTTCTGTTACATCGTTTGGTAAATTAATGGTCACACTAATTGAATGATCAACCCATTTTTGAATACGTCCTTGCATTTGAACTTTTTTAAGCCAATCAACATCCGCAGAAGTTGCTTTATTATATGGGGATTTACTAATCATGTCATCCATTTCAGATTTGGAATACCGTTTGTTAGGGTTATATCCGTTTGCTTCCATCCAAGTAACAAATTTATGGTGAAAAACAACATATTCTTCCCACGTATCGCCTACTTCATCTACAAAATCAACATGAACATCCGAATCATTTGGATTTACTTTTCTACGTCGGCTATAAACACATGAAAAAGCAGGTTCAATTCCAGAAGTAGTTTGTGACATCATACTCGTTGTTCCTGTCGGAGCAATAGTCAAACAAGCAATGTTTCTACGCCCAAATTTTATCATATCATCATATAAATTAGGATCAGCTTCACGTAATCGTAATATAAAAGGATTATTTTCTTCTCGTTTAGAATCATAAATAGAAAATGCTCCTCGTTCTTTCGCCATAATAACTGATGAACGATAGGTTGACAAAGCAGCGATTTTATGTACTTTTTCTGAAAAATCTGTAGCTTCTTCTGTGCCATAAATTAAATTCATTGCCGCTAGCATATCACCCTCAGCGGTTGTTCCAACGCCTGTTCTACGTCCTAATAATGTTTTATTTTTTATTTTTTCCCATAAAGTAAGTTCTGTCAATTTAATATCTTCACTTTCAGGGTCTGATTTTATCTTTTCTAAAATCTGATCAATCTTCTCCATTTCAAGATCAATAATATCATCCATAATTCGTTGAGCATACATCATATGTTCTTTAAACAAGTCAAAATCAAAATATGCTTCTTTGGTAAAAGGATGAACTACGTAAGAATATAAATTTACAGCTAATAATCTACAGCTATCATAGGGACATAAAGGAATTTCACCACATGGATTAGTAGAAACGGTTTTAAATCCAAAATCGGCATAACAATCAGGAATTGATTCTCTAATAATAGTATCCCAAAAAAGAACTCCTGGTTCAGCAGACTGCCACGCATTATGAACAATTTTTTTCCATAAAGATTTTGCATCGACCTCTTTTGTATATTTTGGATTTAACGATTCTATCGGAAATTGTTGTATATAACTTTTCTGTTCAATAACAGAATTCATAAATTCATCATCAATTTTAACTGATACATTTGCACCAGTTACTTTACCTTGCTCTAATTTTGCGTCAATAAAATCTTCTGAATCTGGATGCTTTATAGATACACTCAACATCAATGCACCACGTCGTCCATCTTGAGCAACTTCTCTAGTTGAATTAGAATAACGTTCCATAAAGGGAACAATTCCAGTAGAAGTTAGTGCTGAGTTTTTAACTGGTGAATTTTTTGGACGAATATGAGATAAATCATGTCCAACCCCACCACGACGTTTCATAAGTTGTACCTGTTCTTCGTCTATTTTCATAATACCGCCATATGAATCTGATTCTCCATCAGAACCAATAACAAAACAATTAGAAAGAGATGTAGCTTGTTGTTTATTACCTATGCCTGACATTGGACTACCTTGAGGAATAATATATTTAAAATTGTCAAGTAAGCTAAATATTTTATCTTCTGATAATCCATTTGGATAATTCTTTTCAATACGAGCAATTTCTGATGCAATCCTATGATGCATATCACGTGGATTTTTTTCAAAAATATTTCCATATGAATCTTTTATAGCATATTTATTAATCCAAACACGTGCAGCTAATTCATCTCCATTAAAATATTCACATGTAGATTTAAAAACATCGTCATATGTATAACTTTTATCAATATTATTCATTTTTTTTATTATTTTTTTTATTATTCATTTATAACCTTTTTTTTATCTAAAATACTTTGTAATAATTCTTTTTGAGATTTTTCTTCTTTCAGATTATACGGAATTATACTATCAAATTCAACTGAATTATCTGTTGATATTATACAAGTTCCATTATTAAAATCAACATTATCTAATATTTCACCAGCTTGTCCAGATCTATTCTTTAATACTGCAATTCTAGCAATGTTTTTGGCCATATCAGAATCTGTACGGGCAATAGATAATATTAAATGGGCAATTTGTGTTTTTTTAACTGATCCACCAGAACTAGACATAGTAACCAATTCTGAATTAATTGAATCCTTTGTGCCTTGTGTAGGTACCCATATTGCTATATCTAAATCAGATGCCATAGCTTCAATTGCACGCATTGTTTTGCCTTCGGTTTCCCATGTGTCTTTTAATTGTCTAATAGGAGCAATACATTCAAAATAATCTATTATTACTAAATCTGGAACAAAACCGCTATTTATAAGTTTACGTAAAAATTGTTTAATCATTGGAACTGTAACTTCACCATTCTGCAATTTTTTTAATTTTAAATTATTTTTAATTAATTCCCTATCAGAAAAATTTTCCAATGTTTCTTTTACTGTATCTAAATATTCTGGCTTTGATAAATCTTTAGATTCAATTCTTGTAATTCGACCAATATGCTTTCTTTTAATTTGTTTATATCTATCTTCAAAAAATATTTGAACTACTTTAAATCCTTTATAATTATTGCTATCACATTTATATGTTGCAGCATATGCTGATATTGCAGTTGTTAAAGAAGTTTTTCCTCTTGATGTTGGGGCTATTATTAGTCCTAATTCTCCTTTTCCTATGCCTCCATCTAATAATTCGTCTATTTTTCCAATTCCTGTTGGTATCGGTTTTCTATAATCAGGAGCTAAAGTACCATCCAAATCATCCAAAATTGATTCGCCGTTGTCTTCTCCACTACCAATATTTAATGCATTTTTAACTAAATCTTCACATTCTGGATACCTATTAATATCGCCTTCTTTTATAATATCCAATATTTGATTGGCTACCTTTGCTAAATTTTGTTGCTTGAAAAATTTATCTGCAATATCTCTAATAGAATCAGACCCTTCTGATGAAGTGTTTTTGATTTTATTTAAAGTTTCAGACATGAATTCAATTTCTTGGTCATTTCTTGATTTTGAACGCAATTCAATATCAAGGTGTTCATAAGACGGTACATAATCATTTTTCTCATAACATTCTTTTAATACGCCAACAATTTGTTTGAGATTTGGATCTGAAAACATATTTTGATCTACAATTGTATTAATATCGCTAAAAAAATGATGATTTTCTATAAAATTTTTAATTAATTTATATTGAAAATCTATGCCTAAATAGCCCAAATTATTACGTAAATTTAGATTACTGTTTTTAATGAGATTATTTTTTACCATTTTATAATGACCGTTATATTTTGCGTTTAGTTAAAAAAATTTTTTTTATAAAAGTATATTAAAAGAAAGAAAAATATTATATAATATATTATTTTTTAACTTTTTCTTTAATATTTAAATTATATTCCTTTCCAGAATATACATCAGTAGTTGTATAATCATAGTCATTACTAAATGAAGAACTGCATACATAACATAATTTTTTAATAATAATTGGAATTAAATCATATCTATTTTCACTCATTCTTTTTAATAATATATTATCAAACTTCATACCGCTTTCATCCGTTCCAATAAATAAGTATTTTTTATTACTAATATCAACACTCGTTTTAACAAAATTAGGATATGCATCTCCATTCCAAATTTTACTAATTATTTCTCTTCCATCCATACAAAATGAAAATTTGAATGTAGTTTCATTATCTGGAAGATATACTTTTACGTTATCAATTAGCTTATGGGAATCATAAACGCCTCTTTCTATATAATTTTCATCTGAATAAAACATTGTTTCCCCAAATATTCCTGATTTTTTTCGAGGCATAAACTCTTCATCAACATAGTCTTTATCATACATATACCATGTATATATACGACTTTTTGACTTTAAATCTTTATCTATTAAATCCACAATATCATTGACAGTATCATACAGCTCAATTGAATATGCAGATTGTTCATTAAAATTATTTATTTTAAAAAAACGTTGACAAATAATATTGTCGTTTACTTTAAAAATAAATTCAAATCTTTCTTTTCTAATTTCATAATTTTGTTTAGGATTCATTTAATATTTAATTTAAATTAATAAATAGGGTTAATTGTCACAACAAATATACTACTTTTTAATAATAAAACAAAGCATTAAGTCATATTTTTATAAAAATATTTTTTCTCTTTATCAATCAATTTATTAAATGTATTAAATAAATTTACAAATTGATTATCATCTTTTAATTCGGTAATATCATCCCTTATAATATATTTATATAAATTTCCGAGACTTCTATTTTCTGGATCTATTGGCGCATCAATAATTCTTTTCATTTCCTCAATAGATTCTTCAGTCATCAACGGCATTTTAAGATTGATGATTTTTTCATTAATTTCATATAATTTATCCCCTTGACAACCATCTGTTATTCTATTAACAATATTATCTAATACTTTAATTGGCTTTTTTTTATCTAATATTCTATTCTCATTAATAGTTTTAGCTT